GGAACATCATAATAATAAATAAACAAAAATAAAGAAGAAAAAATAATTAGATCTTATTTAATATTCATTTTTACTATGATGTTTTTTTAAAAATATTTTCTTGCTTCTTTTAAAAATTTACCACATCTTTCTAAAACTAAAAATTCTTTAACATCTTGACCATTTATCATTGCTTCTATTGACCAAGAGTTTGAAAATCTTAATAAATAATTAATATATTCGTTCCAAAATGGATGTAGCTGGAAAACATCTGACTCATTTTTTAATCTTACTGGCTGCTTAGTTATTTGTGTGTCAGAAACATAAAACATATCCGAAATTATTTTATCAACTCCTTCAACGTCCAAAAGTAATTCTGAATCCACCTCATTTTCATCTTTATATTGATCTTCTGGTAGAAATATTGAAGAATAAATTTCTTTGTCTATTGTTATTCCTAACTCATCAAAGTCATCAAAGAAAGCTTCTCCATAGTTTGACTTTTCGCTGTTAATTTCTGACAAAATATCAGTCTTTCTAGATAAAGGAAGTTCACTATCTTCTTTAACTCTTACAACATTTATACCAATTGATAATAATTTTCTTATTAATGATGTGTAAACCCATTTTGATAACTCAACATCTTTTAATGTTTCTTCTGATAATAAACTTAATGCTTCATGTTTTGTGAGAACATCATAATCCATCCATTTTTTTGAGTATTCTGATTCTCCAAGCTCAAGACACTTGTAGTCATTTACAGTGAATTTCACATTTGGAACATAACTAAATACTGTTATACTTCTTTCTTTGTCATCTATTGGAGAAGTTTTTATTCTTATTCTACCTCTATTATCACAATCAACATAGACATTTCTATTAAAGTACTGTTCACCTATTATTGACTCTTCAATCTTGACTTTATTATTAGCCCATTGTCCTGTCATCAAATCTCGAAACCCAATAAATTCTCCTTGTGATTTTTTAGATTTCAATGATAGACTCATGTCTTGAACAAAGCTTTTGAATTGAAACATTTTTCCGATGAATTTATTTTTGTTTTGCACAATCAATCTTGTTATAAAACAATTATCTATCTCAAACACAAATAACTCATTGTCTATTGATCCAGAAAACATACCATATCCAACATAATCGTTTATTGTTTTGTCATATTTTTGTGGAATAACAAAACCACCAAATACTCCTTTATTATATTTTTTAAGTATTGAAATTGTCATCTCTGGGTGTAAAATTGCATTTTGGGTTATCATTGCATTAAATTTCATTTCTCCTTGAGTAGTTATAGTTATCATATTTGGCTCATCACCTATATAATCAGGATAGTATTTACAAGCTTTTTCAATTAATATCATTTTCTTTGATTGATGGGGATTATGTTTAGCTAACCATAATGTTTGTATCAAAGAATCTAAACTCAATGACGATTCTGATAATCTTTGTGTGTCATCTAAACTTATTTGATGATTTGGCCATTGATTTTTAATTACAGAATCAAAAAGAGTTTGAATTATTGAATGTTTTGGTCTTGAAGAAGTTGTTAATCTTACAGATTTTGAAGAAGGCATTAAAGATGAAAGGAATTTCATCAAAGTTATGTGCGATTCAAAAGGGGAGTCTTCAAAGGTTTCATCATAACTTATGCTTAACCATTTATATATTTTCTTATAATGCTCAAAAGTTGATATTGATGAGCTTTCAGATCCTTTGACATCTATGTTGAACCAAATTCTTTTGCAAGCATCCATTAAGCTCATGGGAGTTATCGAATTGCTCTTGGGTATAGGAGTCGAAATAAATATTCTTCTTCTTCTAGCAGTCAAGTGTAAATCTGTCAAGTTAAGGTTTTTTATTTTTTCATATAATGCATTATAAAACTCATGTGCAGGAAAATTTGTTAAAAACAAATTTTCATTAAAATCATCATCAGGTTCCAGATCAGATGCCCACTTGAATAACGACATTTTTGATATTGTGTTTAAATCCTCATTGTCTTTTTTACGATTCACAAAATGGAAACAGGAATCTTGAATTAAATAAACAGATGATGCAAAAACTTTTGAGCTATCAAGGAAAGAGAATGCTTGAGCTATCTCAGGAGATGATGACTTTATTATTAGTTTAATCAAACATTCTGATGAGTTTTCTGCTTGTCTATACAACAATTGAATATTGTCTTTTAGTTTTTTATCAATATTTTCCAACTCTGCCACTTTATTTTTAAGCCCAATGTTATTTAAAAAACTGTAGTATTTTGTGTTTTGACCATAAGTTAAAAAAATTCTTGATGTTGGAGATCCTGAAACATCATAATCTACCCCAAAGTTTTTAAATAGTTTTTGTTGCAACAGCCAAGATTTTTTGTTTGATTTATAAAATAGATAATTAGCAAAATCCATACCCAAAGCTCCACAAATTATATCTGGTTCCAAAGTCATAAAACCTGATGAAGTGTGTGGCTTTTTGCAAAGAACTTCTTGAAACTTGTACCATAACTTGTTGTTTACACATCCAAGAGCTATATAATGCAATCTCATCTGACATAATTGTATTATTGAAGTTAACATATATGAACCACAGTTTTCTAGTACTTGTGATCTCAATGTGGCATTTGTGAAAAATCTTCCTTCTAATCTTGGGTCTACATGCATTTGAACTGAGGAAACAACAAATTTTATCAGCGGCATTATTAATGTATTTCTCATTAGCCAAGTTGAGTTGAATTCTTCTATGTTGTAAAAAGCACCGACTGTGCTTTTTTCAACTGACTGTTTAGAACAAAAAAACTTGTACAGTCTGCTTTTGAAATCACAAAGGACTTGAAAGAACTTCAGTATTTCATATTTTTTCTTTTGATTGTTTGTTCTTGTAGATAAGATTATAGATGAATCATCAGACGAAACTTTTGTTGTGATAACGAAATCATTTTTATTCCTCAAGAACCTTTTTTCTAAAACGAGTTCCGAGAATCTTTGCCAAAGATTCATGACTCCTGAGTGTAAAATACTACTTGTGTAATGAAATATACCTTGCATCATGTTAGATCTATTCTTTAAGCAAATGTGTCTAGTGTCCACTAAATCATTACTTGTTTTTCCCTTCCCTAAAAATTGAGAACTTAACTCATTTATGTTATCTGAAAAAGATTTTACTTCAGAGTGATCTAAAAATAATTGAAGTAGCTCTTTTGGGAGTTCTAATTTCTTATTTGTGCAATGATTTAATATGCAGCAAAAAGGGATTAGCAACTCATCGTTTAATAAATTTGCCATAAAACATCCGAACGCATTCATAACAAATCTTTGAGCCCAAGTTGAAGCATCATCAGATGATGTTACAGTACATGCAAACAATCCTTCCAAATCGTTTAGTTTTTTAAAATGTTCATCGTTCCTAAAGAGTTTCTGGTCACCTTTAGTTAGCATTTCATTTTGCATTTCTTCACAAAAAACTCTAGATATGCTCTCACAATAATTAACTAATAATCTAGACTCAATTGATAAAACAAATATTTCTCTTGTACCACCTATTTGAAGTTTTTTGAATAAATTTGCTGTCAAACCACCATCTTTTGTCACTTTTTCATTCAATTTGTCTATCTCAGGAAAAACATAACTTGAATGGCCATTATCCAAAAGATCATAGATTCCTTCTGTAGTTCTTCTTCTAGAGTTCATAACCATGTCTTCTTCATACCTTCTATTAACAATATTCATGGCGGAAGATTTCATAGTAGCAAATTCCAACATATCTTTTTTAGCTAAAACTGTGTAGATTCTCTCAAATATCCAGTCATAGGTCCCATTTCCCTTGTCATATAGTTTCTTTTTCACTGCCATTGCACAGTTTGCGATAAATGTTGGGGAAAACTCATGACTTAAATAATCATGATCTAGATCGGGTTCCATTGAACCACAAAAAGCAGTATTTACATCTCGCAATCTTATCTCTTCAGAAATGATTTTTTCAAAAATTTTTAAAAACCCATGTATCTTGTTACCCTCTTCTTTATTATGTAAAACTCCAAAGTAGCTCAAATTTAAAGCAATTTCAAATTTAGGTATCCTTCTCAAAGATACCCATGATAATAAATTTTCGCAAGAGTCTTGAGAAACATCTAAGTCATTTTCTTCAGGATTTGCTGAGTCTCTCTTTGTCTTTTCCATGTCATCAATTTCTATGTCTCTTAATCCAAAAACAGGTGGCTGAATGCACATATTAGTGAAAACAAGAATTATTCTTTTAATAGCCCAAATTAGCAATCTAGATCTAGGTCTATCAGACATTTTCGATAGAACCTTGAGTGGTCTCATG